ATGCTGTGCGACGAAATCCACCGGCTGAGGTTGGCAAATGGCATCACACAGGCACGTCTGGCCGAACGGCTGGGTGTTTCCAAGCAGAGCATCTCCAATTGGGAAAACAATAACATTCAACCCTCTGTGGAGTTGTTGGAGAAGCTGGCTGATTTTTTTGCCGTTTCCACCGACACGCTTTTGGGCCGGAAGCCCGACATTCTGATTGATGCCTCCGGACTCACCGACGAGCAGGCCGCCCATATCCGCCAACTGATCCATGATCTTCGGAATGCCGGAAAAATGCTCTGAACTCACTGAAACGCCCGTCGCCTGTCTTACAGGCGACGGGCGTTTTCCTCATAGATTCACTTTTTGACCATCGCCAGAAACCGGTGCAAAAACACCAGCATCTGTTCCCGGGTACACCAGCTCTTGTACTGAAAGGTTCCGTCAGTATTTCCCTGGATAATCCCATTTTCCTCGGCCCAGCCACGGGCCTGTGCCGAAAATTCGCCTGGCGGAAGTACCGCCCTTTTTTGAAGCCATATATCCATCATGGCGTTGAAATCCTCCTGCGTCACCTTGTCCTCCTCATACTTTGGACGAAACGCTCCTGCCGCATACCGCAGCGCCCGCATCCGCCGCTGCACTTCGCCGCCGTTGGCATCGCTACCCGCGCCGGTATTTCCCTCAATCGTGATCAGGCTTCCGTCTCCGTCCACCCGTTCCAACACGCCGATATGTTGGATGGCATTTCCGGAAAATCGCAGAAACACCAGATCGCCGGGCTGATAGTCCTTTGCCGCAAACCGCCCATTCCGCTTCGCCCAGTTGGCCAGCACACCGCAGGAGGCGGTCTTTGCCCCGCCGCAGAACAACTGTTCAAGTCCCGCTTCCCTAAAACACCACCAGAGAAACACGCAGCACCACGGGTAACTGTCTCCGGACACCTCCCGCCCATAGTACGCCGTGTTGTACTTTACACGGTTGCTTCCGGCAGGTGATTCCTTGGTCCCCAGTTCTTTTCGGGCAACACTCAGCAGTTTTTCCACCTCTGTCATTTTCCGCTTGCTTCCACCAGTGTGTCCGTTGCTTCCTGCACAGCCTTGACCGCATTTTTGACGCTCTGCGCATCCACTTTGCCCTCCGTGACAATATACGTCACCACTGAGGCCACAGACACCACCGCGCCTGCCGTGGTGGTGATTACGCTCTCATCCAGCCCGAATACCATGGCAAGGCCCGCCACAATTCCGGCCGCTGCTGCCCACAGTTTTCGGGAACTCAGCTTTCGCAATACTTCCTTCATAAAATTTTGCTCCTTTCTCAGCAGCTCTCGTCGCCGCCCAGTGCGGCATCATAAGTAATACCTCCCCGCGTGTTTTCTGCCCGGCTCTTTCCGAAATATGCCGTCAGCACCACCGCTGTAGATGCCTGAAGCGCCCCGATCAGTGTGGTGAGATATGGCATAGTCCCGGCAAACTGGCGGCAGATAGCCAAGTAACAGAAATACAGCACTACATAGGTACAGCTTGCATCCACCGCCAGGATTCCCAGGGCGATGGCCTTTGATACCGTCCACTTCTTTATCATGCGCCGCCTCCCTGCGTCAGCAGAAAGCTAACAAATGCCCCCGCCAGAACCAGCAGAATCTTATCCACCAGACTCTCCCACCGTTTTCGGGGCCGCTGTTCCAGCGCGTCCATTTTCTCATCCAGCTTTGCTACGCTGTCCGCCATGGTCTCCTGTTTTGTCGCCAGCACCTCCACCGCCGTGGCCAGCCGCCGCAGGGTCTCCTGCCCCTGCTCCAGCGCACCGATCCGCCGGATATTGGAGGACACCCGCTCCTCCAGCGCCGTGATTCGTCCGCTCCACTCCTGTTCCATATCACACCGCCCGTTCAAAGCTATACCATGTTTGCTCTTCGGACTCCACCGACTCCCATGTCCAGCCGTGACTCTCGCACTCCGACCAGAGTATGTACCTGAAGTAAAACTCCGTCTCCAAATGGCAGGGGATGATATCCAGTACGATCTTTTGAATCTGATGGAATTCCTCCGGGATTCCAACCACCTCGGGGAAGACAATACGGATATGTCCCTCGTCCATTTCCTGTGCCAGAGCCTTGATGCCGCAGCCGCTGATGGTGCGGTTGATGCTGTCCAGAGAAAAGCTGTCCGCGTCGATCTGGAGCAGAGCTGCGATGGCGCTGCGGCGAAGATAAACGGTATTAGCCGCCGGGCGTCTTGCAAACAGTGCTTCTCTTTTCTCCAGCCCTTCACTTACTGCCGTGACGGTCAGTGCCTCCCGCTCCGCGTATTCCAGCTTGTCGGAAACGCCGTCCAGTCCCACGGCGGCGGCAAACAGTGCGCTCTCGTTCAGCGTTCCGTCTCTGAGATCGTAGATTTCCAGCGGTGCCAGCAGATTTTTTAAATGCGCCTCGTATTCCGCCATGTCACGCCTCCATCTCCGTCACCGCCAGCGTCCCCAATGTGGGAAGAGTCGTGCTGTTCCCTGCCATATCTGTGGAGGGCGACAGAATGTGATAATTTTTAACGCCGTCCACCGCGTAGATTAACCGCCCCAGCTCCGCCAGCAACACCGGATTTCCCAGCAGTTTTCCCGTGAACCACCCGGCGACAGCGGACTCCACCGCGCTCTTTACCGCCGCAAAGTCCCCGTTTTCGCCCACGTCCAGCTCCACCGCCACATTTACACAGCTTTGCGTCGGAACCAGAACCTGTACGTCCACGGCAATCTCCCGCTTCGCCTGTAAGTCCGTCTCCACCTCTTTCAGCAGCGCTTCGTCCGGCACTCCCGCCGCCGTGGCAATATACACATCCACCGTGCCGATGCCCCGGGCCCGACCCACGGCCACTGCCGCGGCCACCCCCTCGTGCTTCAGTGCCTGTTCTTCGTAAAACGCGGCGTTGGCTCCATTGGGCAGCCGCTGGTAACTTGCCAGCACCCGCGCCCGCAGAGCTTTGTCATCTTCGGCGTTGGTTCCGCCTGTAAACGCCGTCGGATTCGTACATCCGGTGATCCCCACCGGACACGCCGCAAGCACCGTCACGCTGCTTGCCGCGGCGTTACCACCGCTTCCACCCTCCAGCGCCTCTGCCGGTACGTCTACTGCCAGCTCTCCCGCTGCAAGCACCGCTGCCTGCGTCGTCTGAAACCGGACTCCGCTCTCCGTCATGCACACGCTTCCCTGCGGGATTCTGATATCTCCCACCGGTGCGTCCGCCGCGAAAATCCGCAGCGTCCCCTCTGCCTTTGCCGCTTCCTGCCGGGTAATACCCCGCATAGCCGCATGGTCGTCCAGGTAAACACCCTGCGCTGTCTGGGGAAAGCTCTGGTCCAGCACCCAGTCCGCCTGACATTCCAGCGCCTGCACCTGCGCCGCCACGGCGTACAGCCGCACCGCCAGGTCGCAGGAGTCGTCCGCGTCATATCCGGATCGCTCCTGAAATGCCGTCAACAGCTCCTGATAGATTTTCTCCGTTGTTCTCATGTCATCTCTCCCGTCACTGCACCGTCAGCTGCAGATCCAGCTTCTCTCCCCCGTAGTTCAGCTGTACTGTCAGTTGGTCCCCATCCAATTCCACCTGCTCCACCTGCAAATTTTCCTCATCCGCCAGCGCCTGTGCCACGGCCGCTTCCGCCGCACTTTGCCTCTGGGACGCGGTTATACCGGCCAGCGTATGCAGCGTACTTCCCAAATTGTCCAGAAACAGGAAGCCGTTTCGTCTGGCCGTCAGCTTGAACAGTACTCTTTGCAGCAGCGCGTCCCGACCCTTTACCCGAACTGCGCCGCCCACGCCGTCAAAGACATAATCTCCGTCCCTGATCTTCAGCTCCGCCACGCCAATACCCCCTTAGCCGCAGGTACAGGGCCGGTACAGCACGCCGTTGACATACAGCAACCCGTTCACATCGACCCTCCCCTTCAACACAATCCCATCTCCCTGAACCTCTATCGTCCCGTTTTCTTTCAGGTATACGCTGCCGCCATTCGCGTGGATGTATACCTCACCCGGCTGAAGCTCATCGGGTACCTCCCCCTGCTTTGCCCCTGCCACACAGGACTCCTCACCACCGGTTCCGCCTTTGATAACCAGTACCGTCTCCCCCATGGCGGGCCGCCAGGCGTAGCCTCCGGGTCCGTAAACCGGCAGCTGTCGCACTTCGCCCCTGGTGACCACGCCGGCACTTCCTCCAGATATGGACGTCACGCCCAAATCAGACCCTGACGTAACCACCGCGGGCCGCGTCTGTTTTGATAACCACATAATCTTCCCCTCCTCTCCCTCCGCCTCACTGCTCCCGCAGCGTCAGCGTAATGGACTCTCCGCTTCCGTCGGCTCTGGTCTGTGCCTCCGCCACGCGATAGGTTCCCGTCAACCCTGTCCGCGACAGCTCCAGCGTCGCCACATCCCCGGGAAACGCCAAAAAGCCTCCCGCCAGTGTTACTTGCACGCCAACCTCATCCGCTTTTGACTGCGCGATTTGATATTCTCCGGTGTACCGCATTTTTGCCCAGGTGCTCTGTCCCGGTGTATACAGCACCCGGCGGCATTGGCCGCCCCGGGCGATCCACTCCTCATTAAGCACGCTGTACATCTGGCCCCGTGTTTTGTCGATGACCAGCATCTCTGACAGAACGCCGTAGTGGTTTTCCCGTTTTACGATTGATAAAACACTTGACGAATCCGAAATTTCGAATGTCTTTCCGGCCTTTTCCGGCGCGGCCCACAGCTGTCCGTATCGGTCGAAGGTGGGCGTAAACCCGCCGTAAGCCCGGCAGAATTCCTCCAATGCCTTCCACTGGCTGCTCCCCGCCGCCACGGTGTACATCTCCCCGCCGCTGCTGACATCTTCCAGCTTGTTACAGGTGATCCCGTAAGGCGTCACATGGTTTCTGACAATCTCCCCAAGCGTTGCTCCCTGATAGGTGGCGGCCCTGGATTCGTTGTCCAGCAGCCGTCCGGCATAGCCCCGCCCGGCCACCAGCGCGCTGAGTCCCTCTTCCGTCTGCCGGATTTCATATTCATCCACAATTCCCCGCAGCAACACGTTTTCTCCGTCCAGCAGGGTAAATCCCGCCGCCCGCCGCAGCACCGGCTCCAGTGCCGCCGTATAAAGGCACGTCACTGTGAAGCTGTCGCAGGGAACCGTTCCGGTATACGTGACGTTCCACGTAAGAAGCGCCGGAAGATTAAAGTTGCTGTGATCGCATGTTGTGATCCGTCCCGTCATTTCACCCGCACCTGATTTCCCGCATAGATGAGATTTGGGTTTTTAATCTGCGGATTCGCCGCAATCAAGCTCTGAAGCGTCACGCCGTACTTCTTCGCAATTCCCCACAGTGTGTCCCCTTTTTTTACGGTGTACCACACCGCTGAGGCCACGCTTTCACATGAATTGGACGCCCTACCGCCGCTGCTCACCGTACTCACCGCCGTCAGTCCCGTACTCTGCCCGCAGTCCTCCCAAAACTCAAACGTGTACCGCACAAAGTCCGGCATAGGCTCCTCCGTCAGCTGCAGCGACACGAAGTAGGCTCCCGCCGCCTGCCACACCGGATGCACCAGCAGCCCCGCCCCGTCCTCATCAAACACCGCCGCCAGTCTTCGGAACTCCTGATAGGCATCTGTCCCCACAAACACCCCGCCGCCCCGCATCACCCGGTAGCTCGACCCCAACTCCTGCATGCAGTACCGCCCGAACGGCACTTTGTGCACCGCGATTTTTTTCTGCCATGTGACGGAATATGTCTCCGGATTGTGGGGCCATACGTAGTCCTTATACCGCATCGGCGTCAGTTCCACGCCGTCTCACCTCTCTTATCTCAATACAGCGGATATCCGCCATCATACCGTCTTGCGTCCCTCTGGAACGTCCGGGACAGCTCTTCGGCGGACACGCCCCCGTCCACCACAAAGACCGTCTGCGCAGAATCTCCGAAATTTGTCTGTGCGCCGCTGAGCCCGGCGGTTTTTCCCAACCGATGAACCGTATCCTCGCCTCCGCCGGTTTCCGGTCGCCTCGCCGGGGCGTGGTTTTCGTCCCGGCTCATCTGCCGCGTATCTGTTCCTTCCGAGTCTGTCCGCTCCGCCTGATTACTCCCTGCCGCAGACGTTTCCAGCTCCGTCTCCGTCAGTCCCAGCGCGTTTGCCGCCTGCCGAAAGCTTTGGGCGCTTCTGCGTCGAAGCATCTGGTTCCACTCCGCCATTTTCCCCGTGGGGTCCCGTTTCAACCTCTGTGCGGCGGAGCAGACGCGGAGAACGCCGTTGCCGCCGCCCTCCGCCGTCTGCGTTCTTTCGCGGTCCCCGGCTGTCTCCGCCGTATCTTCCTCCCGGTCCGTTCCGCCGCCCAGCAGAGCGGCAAACGCCGCCGCCTGCAGCCGCAGTTCTTCTTCGATATAGTTCATACCTGCTTCCTCCGCATCACCTCAAACCGCGCCGGGTCAAAGTTGGGGTTTGCCATTGCTGGAAGTGAGGGCTTCTCTCCGGCCAGCCGCTGCAAGAGCGCCTCCATTTCCCCCACCGTCATTGCATCCAGTACCGCTTCCGGGCTGTCAAACATCCGCTTCTCCCCCAAAAGGCAGCTCTCCGCCAACACCCGGGCGTTGCACAAAAGGCCCCTTACCGCCTCATTTTCCTCCTTCGCGGCCACATCCCGCCATATGCTCAGAAGTTGTCCTGCGGAAAGTGGATTCAGCCTGTCCGGCGTCCCTGTCATACCGTGGTCTCAATGCGGTGGGCCGCCACTACCGTGATCTTCTCCGCCACCATGGCGTCCAGCTCTCCCTGCTCGGAAATGCTGCTCCACTGGCAGCCGGAGTAGATGATCTTCCGGTCCGGTTTACAGATTACCAGTGAAAAATCGCTGAGATCATAAAAATTGATTCCGTCAGAAATCGCGTCGTCGGTGGCGTACAGCCGGGTCAGCTCCAGCGTGTACTTATTCTGTCCCGCGATGGTCCCCACCGGCTCGCTCTCGCCAAAGGCCTCCACGCTCTGGCTGGTCTTGCTGGCCTTGGCGGTGTAGCTCTGCACCACCGCCACTTTTTTTCCGTCCAGCTCCAGATAGATGTCCGCGCTGGTGGGAAATCCCGTTACTTCCATGGCTTTCGCTCCTTTTCAGAAATATTCTGCTCCGCCGCTGTGCGACGAAAAGCCTCACAGGCCGGAGCACTTACATTCAGACGGTGATGTGGGCCGTCAGGTAGATCTGGTTCAGACCGTGGGCCACCGCAAAGCTGAACTCCACAAGGCATATGGTCGGGTTGTCCGCAGACACGCTCACCGTCACCTCGCCATAGCTGTCGATAATCTCCGCCGCCAGCTTCTTCTCCAGCTCCACAATCACCTGGGACCGGATCGCCCCCCGGTTCTGGGCTGTATTTTTGGTCCGGGAGAACTTGCTGCGCAGCGAAGAGCGAATGGCGGGGATCACGTCGTCCACAATCCGAATGGTACTCAGCTCCCGCCAGGTGGCGTCTGTCGCCCCGTCCGTGGTCGTCTTCGTGGTGACGCACCGCACCGGCGAAACCACTCCCGCCACGCACTCCAGCGGTGTGACGCCACCCTGAACCAGTGCATCGATCTCGTTGTCGCTGTAAGATGTGCTCAGCCCGTTCAACCCATACAACGTCACCCCATTCAGCGGTACCGCCGGGTCGTTTTCTCCGGCCACGGCACCCGCCAACGCCGCCGCACAAAATGAGCCTGCCAGTGTGCTCTCCCCACTGCCAAGGCCATCCGGTCCCACCATCACCACACGTTCACTGTTCAGCGCCGCTGCGTGAGTCACCAGCTCCGCCACAGTCTCCCCGCTGCCGCCCAACACGGCGATTCTCTCCTTTCGTCCCGCCGACGCGGTCTCCACTGCCGTGCGAAGCACCTGATGCACTGCGGTATTCGTGCTGTCGCAAACCACGATCTGCACATCCTCCAGTCCGGACAACACCGCAAAGGCCGCCTCGTAGTCCGCTGTTGTACCCGTATCCGCCACCCGAACCGCCATCACTTTGGATGCTCCGTTGAGAAACAGCAGCCGCAGAATCGCACTCATTCCCGCCACGTCCTTGTCCTCACCGAACGCGCTGATGCCCTCGGTATATCCAGTCAGCGCCACCGCCGCACCCACGTCGCCCCTGACCGCCTTCGCCGCCACGCCGATGGTTTTCGACCCGGTCCCGGCAGATACCACGGAGGACACGTCATAGGAGGAATACACTCCCGGCCGCTCATGCTTCGTCATACTCAATTTTTCATCGTCCCTTTCAGAATAAAGTCCAGCAGAGTTCCCTCCTCGCCGGAGTCCTCTGCCAGAAACGCAGCCTTGCAGGCCGCGCTCCCCTTCCGCAAGAACATTCCCGTGGTCTTATCCCACGCAATACCGTTCCAGCTCATCTTTCCCAGCCGCAGTCCGATGGGTAATCCCCCCATCAGTGCTCCGGCGGCGGTCTCCATGGCCGTCTCACACTCTGCGGCCCTTTGTGCACGCACACTGAGCGAAATGGTCACGTTCATCTGCATTCCATACAGTTCCCGGGTGCTTCCTTTTTCGGCATCCCATTTCTCGCCCAGATAGCTACACAGCCCCATGGCCTTTCCCTCCGCGGTGGCCACGTCCACCGCGGCCACCGCGCCTTCATACTTCTTCGCTGTTCCCTCATAGGCGGGCACAGCCGCCACCCCGGTGCTTTTCAGCGCGTCGATCACCGCGTCCCGCACCTGATTCAGACCGTTCATTCCTCTGCCTCTCTCTCCGCAGTCAGCGACGCCCACCAGTAGACGGGCTCGTCCCCCAGGCGGACGCTTTCACAGCTATTCACCGCATACGTTTGTCCCTGAAACTCCAAATGGTCCCCCAGCTCCAATTGCGTTCTCCCGAGATACGTCCACCTCCGGTCATCCACCGTCCCCAAAGACGAGACCGCAAATGGCGCGGCCTTTTCCTTTTCTCTGGCGGGCTGAAAAAACGCCCTCGTTACCCCATCGTTCACCTTTACCGTCTGTCCATACTTCCTGAGGATACGATCAAAACACTCTGTCATCCCCGTACTCCCCGGAAGCAGAAATCCGCCGCCGTCACATAGGGGGCCATCAGCCGCTCTGCCTCTTCCCGCAATGTCCTTGCGGTCTGGCTATCCTCCGTCTCCTTCACAGACACGTCCCCCGCCGTGAATTGCACGGCTCCGCCTTGTCCGGCGATCAACCCCGCGGCAGCGCTGAGTGCCGCCGCACAGAGAAACGCCTCCTGGCATTTTTGCGCCGTTACGTCATCCCGGAGTCTCATTGTCCACTCCTTTTCAGATGCCGCGCACAGCAGCGTCAATAGCTCCACTTCGTCCTCTCCCGCGCCGGAGAGGGTCTTCGCCAGCGTCAAAATTTTCTCCTGCATCTTTCGCGTCTCCCTTCTCCGCCGCCCAGGCGGTCGGACTTCTCAGATCACCAGCACCTTGCCGGCGTCCGTAAACAACTTTGCAAACCCGGAAATGGATGTAATTGCCGCCCGCTCCATCTGCCGGTCGATCAGCTTGTCGTACTCCACCAGCACGTCGCCCGCACAGATCTGTTCCAGAGCGTAGCCCTTGTCCAAACCAATCATCTTGCCGGACGGCATGGCATTCGTTCTTAACAGCGTTGCGCCCAGAGGAGTTGTCAGCGTACCGGTTCCCTGGAAATTCAAGCCTGTCAGCGGGTTCTGGAACTCGCTGAGCTTCAGCAGCTTCAGCATCACGTCGCCGCCCACCAGCATGGTGTTCATGGTGTAGGGGTCAAACTGGCTCCAGAATTCCAGCAGCGCGTCATAGGTCAGAGTCCCTTTGGTTCCGGAGATGGGGTCGGTGCCGACGGTATAGGTCTTGGCCGCGTTGTTGTTGCCGTCGCCGTCGCACAGTACCTTGATGGCGTCCTGCAAATGCATTCTGCCGATGTAAGCGCCGATCTGCCGCAGGGTCACGGAGAAAAGGTCCAGTCTCTGGAACCGGATCGCCTCATAGGATGCCACCAGCATTCTGCCTCTTTTGTGCAGCCGCACCAGATTTTCCTGCGTCCGTACGGTTGTGGCGGGAATGGCGCCGCCCTCCTCCACCCGCTTGAGTTCCTTTTCCTTCTCCGTGGGTACGGATACGATGGACCGGTAATCCATCCCCTCAAAGTTGGTCACCGTGGCGGTGATGGCGGGCAGGATACTCTCCTCCTCCATGCCCTGACGCACTACGCGGGAGACGAACTCCGGGAACAGCACGGCGGAATCGCTGGTCTTGAAAAACTTCTCCACCATATCGCTGCCCGCGCCCTTGACCTTGATGTCAAAGCGCTTGAGCTGTCTTTGAAAGGCGTCCAGCCCCTCTGCGGGCGTACCGCGGTAATTTTCGCTGGGGTCCAATTCCTCCAAAGCCTGGGAAAAACTGCGGCCCGTCTGTCCGTACATGCCCTTTTCCAGTTTGATATTCTCGTAATGATAAGCCATATTTTCTCTTCCTCCTTACAGTGCAAACGTAACGACTTTTGCGGCAGCGTCCACGTCCGCCACCAGGAAGCTTCGTCCCGTGGAATCGGCTTTCACACCGCCGCTTCCGTCGGCGGACAGGCCGCACCAGCCCACAGTGGGCACGGTATCGCCGGTATAGTCGGCGGTAATAAATCCGCCCAGCTGTACGGCGCAGGCATCGCCGCTCCTGCCCAGCGAGACCACCTGTCCGCAAAACGCTTCCCCCGCGCCGCACGCGCCCACGCTTCCGTTCCCGCTGACCTTCACCAGATTGCCCTCCTGTACGCATGTGCAGGCAAACGTGGCCGCCCATTGTCCGATGCCCTCAAAAGAAATTTTCATCGTGTTCCTCCCCAAAATTGATTTTGTGAAAAGGGCCAAAAACCGCGCCACGCCAAGTTTTCGGTATTGCCGCTGCGCCCGGCTCTTTCCTATGTAGCAGGCGTGACGCATCACACCCGGAACATCTCTTCGTCCGCGCTCTCCGTCTCCCGATTCGCCCGGCGCAGCTGCACGGGAAACACCTTCTCCACCCGCGCCTCATAAGCTTTTTTCAGCTCCAGCAGTTCCGGCTCCTCCAGCTTGTCCGCAATTCCCTGAAACACTTCTCCGTCCAAGGTCTCGTCGCTGACCAGCGCCAGCCGCACCACCTCCCGGCGCAGACCCGCCAGGTAATTTCTGCCCAGCTCCGCCTGCTTGCGCAAAACGTTCCAGGCCTCCCGAAATTCCTTTCTCTGTCCCACGTACTGTTCCAGTCCCGCGTCCGCCTTCTGGCCAAAGCGCTTCAAAACCCCGGCCTCTCTCTGGGCCGGAACCGCCACAAATGACCATTCATAGGCGTCGGTGGGCTCCCGCAGCTCCGCGTAGCACAGTTTCCCACCGTAGGTCTGCCCCTTCTGATGCTGGCAGGTTCCACTTTCCTCTCCGCAGACGGAACACACACTCCGCGCAACAGCGCACCCAACGGAGACCTCCTTCTTAATACCGCCCTCAATATCCGCGATCAGGTCCGCGTTTTTTTTCGTCCTCATCAGGTAGGCCCACGCCTTCAGATAGCAGTACCCGTCGCCCGCCGCCGTAACCCGCTCAGCTTCCCTGACCAACTCCGTCCGGTAAATCCTTGCCGTCTGACCCAGCGCAGACCACTGGTGGTCGAACACGCCGCTCTTCCCCACAAACAGGTCCCCCAGCGCACTGAGCGCCGTTTCGTCAAACCGCTCAAAGTCCCGGTCCACCTCGTTGTCACATAGCCGCACCGCAAATGTGTACACCTCGTCCGCCGTCAAAGTCTTCTTGGAAAACCGGTTGATGCAGCTCATGTCGTTCTCTTCGGCCGCCCATTGCTCCGTGGTCCCCGCGTCTTTTCGCACGTCCACTCTTCCGCCCCTCTTTCATAAGTTTTATAGATGCCATTCAATTTGTCGGCATTATTCCTTTTTCTCCGCGGCGTCATTCTCGAGTTTCAGCTTCCGCGCCTGCTCCAGATACAGCGCTGCTTTCGCGTCTTCCACCTCGTCTTGCAAATTGATATCCTCCCAAACCATTTCAAACCCGCACCCGTATCCGTGCATTCTAAGCCACAGTCTGCAAATCCGCTCCACAGCGGGCGTCAGCGTCCGCCGAATGGCTGTGATCTCGGTGGTCAGCATATCTGCCTGCTGGGAGCTCATCCGCTCGGTGGAATTCCAGCTGATCCCCAGCATAAACGGAGGAATGCCGGTCTTGGCCACCACCTGCTCCAAAATCTGCCGTACCGGAACCTCGCTGTCCAGAATTGGTTCATCCGAACCAATGGTCTTAATCTCTACGTCGCCCACGGCGACAAAGTCCCTCACGCGCCCGCTTTTCGCATCCTGCATGGCCGCGGACCACTCCTCGGCCAGCTGCTGGCTTCGTTCTTCGGCCTGTACCCGGCCATCCTCGCCGGGCTTACTGGTCACTGCGAACCGCACGTTTCCGCACCGCTCCCAGTTCACTCCTACGGTGTGATAGATTTTCATCAGGATGTCCGTCAAAAACGGTAAGGACCTCAGCAGTGACACGCCATAGGGACTGTCGGCCTCCGGGTTGAACGGAGTGAACAGCAACAGCTCCTGCCTCGGCAGCGGTCTTATCCGCCCGGACTCGTCCGATCCGCAGAGCTGGAAATCCAGTGGGTTTTCCCCCTCCCGAATCTCCAGGTCCTCCACCCGTCCACACAGCAGCGCCGCAATCTCCCGTCCGCTTCCCGTGGGTACGATCTCGCCCACGGCCCGTCCGCAGATTAACAGCGAATCCAGATAGCATTCCAAAAACGCATTGATTCCACGCTGTCCCCGGCCCACCGGGACGTTTCTTAGAAAGCTTTTCAGTTCCCGCTCTGCCCGCGCCTCCGTGCACTTGACGGACACACCCCCGGTCATCCGGATCAACTTGTAAATTGCCGCATCCACCATCGGAACGCCCTCCCGAATGGCCTTGTACAGCCGGAGCTCTCCGCCGCGCAGCGGCACATACCCGTCCAAAATGCCGAAGGGATGGCGCTCCGCGTTTCGCAGTTGTACGGTCGCTGCTGTTGTCTCCCGCTCCTTTTTCCTCTTTTTGAATCTCATGATCGCTCCTCCCGTATTTTCAGGTCTCCCGTTCCACCCAGGTGGCGGCAAACCCGCCGCCCCGTGGCTTCATCACGCTCATGGCAAAATAGCGCAGATCGTCCATGGCGTGGTCGTTTTCCTTTTTCGGTGCGTCCCGGCCCCCGGGTTCCCAGCAGTATGCCTCCATCTCTCTGAGGCAGTCCTCACACCCCTCGCAAATTACGATTTTTCCGTTTTTCAGCGCATCCGCTGTCGTGCGGATTCCGTCCAGCACGTTGTTGTCCGCTTTTTCCACGGGATATCCCGCCTGCCGCAGTGCCGTAATGAAGCTGGCCGCCGACGGGTCTGCCACCACGGTCTCCACGCTTCGCCCTGCGATCAGCCGCCCCAGGTCCTCCGTGTATTCCGCGTCGGTTTTCTGCTGTCCCTCTACCCGGGAATTGTAATAGTATTCCTCCACCCGGTACCACACCCCGTCCCGCAGGCCCCACAGCCCAAAAGACGTCGGATTTGCCGTTCCATAATCGACAGAAACTCTCCACCGCTCCATCTCTCCCTCCGGCGCGGCTTTGCAAAACGTTTCCCGCTCGAAAAAGTCATAGACCCGCCCCTGCGCCGCCGCCCACTCCCCCAGCACAAACCTCCGGTAGAAGATGCCGCTGTAACAGGTCTCATACCGTCTTCGGACCTCTTTCGTCAGCGCCGGGTTGTCCGCCATGGTAAAGTGCAGATACAGTGCCCGTTTTTCCCGCACCTTGCAGATCCACTCCCGGTAAAACCAATGCTGTGGCCCCTCCGGGTTACAGTCCAAAAAGAGCTTGCTCCCCGCCACGGAGCACCGCGCACAGGCCTGCTCCACGAAGGACCTTGGCATCAGCGCCGCCTCGTCCAGAAGCACCCCAGCGAAGGTGCTCCCCTGGATCAGCGCCGCGCTGGACTCGTCCTTTCCTCCGAAGAGCCAGAATTGGTTCCGCCTTTTCCCGCTGCGCACCACCAGCAGATTTTCCGAACGCTTCTCCGTGCACTTCATTCCCAGCTTCCGCAGCGCTGGAACGATCTCCTGCAAGACATTTCGCCGCAGGGAGAGAATGGTTTTCCCGCACACTCCGAACTGCTGTTGGTCAAAACGGGTCTGCGCCCATAAAAAGAAGGACAACCCCATGGAAAAGGTCTTTCCGCTGCGTACGGCTCCGTCGCAAATCACCGCGTCGTATCGCTCCCCGTCCGTCTGCCACCACCGCAGCGCCCGCCGCTGTTTTTCAGAGAACCGTACCGCCTCCAC